TACTTCATTTGGGATGGTTCTCCTGAGATGATCGATGACTTGAATAGAAAGTCATTGTTACTCAAACTGTGGGAGATAGATACTCATCTGATTCAACTAGGGTTCAAGGATGAAGAAGTGGATGAAATTGAAATGTCGCTACCTTCTAGTTACTTTGGCAAGTTCTTTGAAAACAGAAACCTCCCTCACCCAGAGATGAATCTGGACATTATGAACGATGATGAATACCTTGACAAAATGTCTCGTGAGCTGGATAAGCATCTAAAATCAGAAGGGCCTTCGAAAATTCACAGATTTCCGAAGCTCACACAATGTCCTGAAGAATTGGAATTATTTCAGGAGGGCTATGATAATGCATCATTCTCAGCAAAAGCAAATAAACGTGTAAAGAAGATCTTACAGCTTGGATGTCCTTCTGAACCTCTTCATAGGCTTGGATTTGATGAAGTGCCAGACACTCCATACTTTTCTGGTGGATTTGGTGCACATTTCAATTCAAAACAGAGGGGAATGTACAACATACAGATAACACCATTTGAGAAAGAGACAATGCAGATGGAAGGGCCTGGAAGAAAGTTGTTGAAGAAGGATCAGAAGGAGAAAGAAAGAGTGGCACCAACTCATCTAGGACTAGAGCAATGGCATATTTCACTTTTGGAAGATTTCTTGGAAAACTTTGGTGGGGATCCTGAGGATGAGACAACTATGTTTGCAACATTGATTGATTTCTATCAAAGGATATCAATTGAGATGGTCATGAATTTGATGAAAAAGAGGAAAGGTGGTGAGTTTTTGTGGTTTCCATCTGGTTTCAGAGGAATCTGGGTGATTGCGGCTCCTGGTCCACCATTGAGAACAGAAAGCAATGTCATGTTTGTGAAGATAGTTTCTACAATCCCTTCAATAAAGAGTGAATTATCCCAAGAATGGCAGCCAGCTGGGAATCACTTTGAATCAAAATGGCTCTCGGTAGATACTGAAAGGCTAACTCATTGGTGTAGATGTGCCGATAGACTTAGGCTCACATACAGAGTTTTGTCAACACAATTGAAGACTGGTGGAATCACAGCCAAGGATGCAAGAGTGAATGAGTTTGAGTCGAAATCTTCTCAGCTCATAGCCTTGATCTTTCTTGAGGACAAATTGTTGACCAGTCAGACCATTGAGAATACTCGTTATATAATGATGAAATCAATCGGTGACAGGAAACCACATCAAGTCATATCAAAATTTCCTGATAGAGTCAATTCAATTATCCAATCATATGTTCTCCAGAAGGTCAGATCTTTTGTCTCTGAAGTTCTCATGTCAGATTTAAGGAAAATGTTGAAGATGGAAAAGCG